AACGGTCCCGGTTCGTGGTCGTTCGGTCCTGCCCTGTCGCTCAATGAGGCGAAGAAGCCGAAGAAGTGACTACAGCCGGTCAACTCATTGACCGCGTCAACAGCGAACTGCTGGCGGGGACGGTCGAGGAACGCAACAAGCTTGCGTTAGCCGTTGACGCTTCCGCCACAACGATCACGTTCACCTACGACCTTGGCCCGTTGCGGGACAACACGGTGTTCCAGATCGGCACCGAGTTGATGTATGTGTGGGAAGCGAACTCGACTGCGAAGACTGCCGAAGTGGAGCGTGGCTATGGGGGCACGACCGCAGCGTCACACGCCATCGGTGACGTAGTTATCCACAACCCACGGTTTCCGCGTCACATGGTGTTGAACCAGTTGAACGCCGAACTTGGCGACCTGTCATCCCCAATGAACGGCCTGTTCCAAATCAAGACGTTGGACGTGTCATACAACGGGTCGGACCGGATGGTGAACCTTGCCGGGGTCACCGACATGATCGACCTGTACGACGTGCGATACCGCTATTTGAGCGACGACTATCCGATTGTTCGCAACGTCCGCCTGTTGCGCGACATGCCGACCTCCGATTTCACGTCAGGGTTCGCTCTCGCGTTTGACGCTCCTGTCAGGGCCGGTTCGGTTCGTGTCCTGTACAAAGCCGCCTACGATCTGTTCACCGCCGAATCTGACACGGTTGCCGGTGCCGGCGGATCATCCACGTTGGATGACCTTCTGTCGTTGGGTGCCCAGATCAGGGTGATGGCTGGTCGTGAGGTGAAACGTAATTTCTCGGAGTCGCAGGGTGACACTCGTCGCGCCGAAGAGGTGCCTGCTGGCGCTATCGGCGGTTCGATTCTCAACTTGCAAAGGCTTCGCCGTGACCGCATTCAAGCCGAGGCGGCACGGTTGAACCGTCAGTATCCGATCCGTATTCGGAAGTAGGCGCTGATGGCGCTGATCACTTACACCACCCCGTATCTGGGCGGTCCGTCGTTCTACACGGGCACATCGTCATCGTCCGAGTTGGTGCCCGAGGTGTTTCCGGTCGCGTTGAACGGTCGCCCGTACATGCTGGATTTGGCTTCGGGCAGGTTTGCCCGTGCGTTTGAGGCCCGTCTTCGTGATTCGTCTGACGACTCGAACATTCCTGGTGAGGCGGCGATCAACCCGCAGGGGTTGTGGCGTCGTTCGCAGGTGTCGTGGCATAAGGGTACGAACCAGCAGTACGGTGACACCGCTGATGGTATCGACACCCGGTTTTACGACTCGAAGAATGTTGATCCGTGGACTCGCGGCCAGTTGTCGTTGTTGCCTGCGACGGATGAGAAGTTGTCGTCGGCGTCCACGAATTTGCAGATGGTTGTTGCTGGGGATTACGTCTATCTGGCTGACGGCAACCAGTTGAAACGGTCTACTGATTTGACGACGTGGGTGAACATTACGGGTGGTCCTGCGGCGGCGATCACTTGTCTTGCTACCGACGGGTACAACGTGTTTGTCGGCTATTCGGGCAACGGCGTGTACCGGACGTATACGGCGGTGACGACTCTCGCTGCTTACATCACCGGTTCGCATACCTACACGAACATGGAGTATGTGAAGGGCCGTCTGATGGCGTCCCACGGCAACGATTTGCACAACTTCACGCAAGATGTCACCACGTCGCATTCGCATACGTCTGGTCTCATTTCGGAGCATCCGAACGCCGAGTTTGTGTACACCGGTTTTGCTGAAGGCACCGCCCACATCTACGTCGGAGGGTACGTCGGCGGCACCTCGCTCATTTACCGTATGGCGATCAAGGCGGACGGTACCTCTCTTGACGTGCCGGTCCAGGCGGGCGCCCTACCTATCGGTGAGCAGATTTACTCGATGTTCGGCTATCTCGGCTATGTGATGATTGGCACCAACAATGGTGTCAGGGTTGCCACGTCGGATGCGAACGGCGATCTGGTGATCGGCCCCACGTTGGAAACCCCGAACCCGGTTCGTTGTTTCACTGCTGACGGCCGGTTCGTCTGGTATGGCCTCACCAACTTTGATGGCACCTCCGGTGGTTTGGGACGCATTGATCTGTCCGAACTGGTCGGAGTCAACGAACCTGCCTACGCCTCCGACCTGATGACTGACGATACCGATGACGTGAAAGCTGTCGTCAACTGGGATGGGAAACGACTGTTCACCGTGTCCGGTGGCGGCGTCTACTACGAATCCACCGACCTTGCCGCCTCAGGCTATGTGGATGTTGGGACGTGGCGGTGGGGTATCCCTGACCGCAAGTTCGCAGCATTCTTCGATATGCGTACCGAACCGTTGAACGGCACCTTGCAGTTCTCATACAACTTTGACAACGCCGGGTTTGAGGATTTGGCGGCGTTTGACCGGGCAGGTGCGACCGAGAACATTTTGGATGGTCCGACGGAACCGTTTGGTGAGGGCCGGTTCAAGGTGACGTTCACCCGTAGCGCCACCGATAACACGTTGGGGCCGGTGTTGACCCGCTGGCAGGTGCGTGCCGTCCCCGCCCCACGCCGTTCCGAACTGTTCTCCGTACCTCTCATGCTTCACCACAAGATGCGTTTGAAGAACAAAGAGTTCCATATGGATGTCAACGAGGAACTGTTCTTTATCCGTGATCTTGTGAAGGATGCCCGGATCGTCACCTATCAGGAAGGGCGCGACACCTACAAGGTGATTGTTGAGAATGTAGAATGGACCCCAGAGGACACCTCGTATCCGTCGACCGCGTTTGACGGTACATGCGTGGTGACTCTCAGATCGCTAGTTGCGTAAGGCAGAACAATGGCAAAGACTCGTAGGGCATATACAGGTGGAGCGGCTTCCACGACAACCTCGGCGGCTATCGCGTCGTCGGGCACCACGTCGTTCACGATTACCGCTTACACTGGTTGGCCGTATGGTGCCGATCCTTTCTCGGTGGTTGTTGAGCCTGGAACAGCGAACGAAGAGAAGATGCTGGTTGTCCGGTCTGGCTCGACGGATACGACTCTTTCTGTTTATTCGACGCCATCTGTCGCTGCGAATCGCGGTATTGACGGAACTTCGGCTGTGGCGCACTCGTCTGGTGCGACTATCTACCCAGTGTTCACTGCCCTCGATGCCGATGAGGCAAACGAGATGGCGTCAACGCTGACCACGAAGGGTGATCTGTTTGCTCATAACGCTTCGACGTTTACCCGGCTGGCGGTCGGCACCGACGATTATGCGCTAGTTGCGGATTCGGGTGAGGCGACCGGCATCAAGTGGGCGCAGCTCGCTACCGCTAGTTTGGCTGATGCGGCTGTCACGTCACCGAAGTTGGCGTCCACGATTGACGGCAAGACGTTCACGGATTCTAAGTTCACGTCGGCCCGTGACACTTGGCAGATTTCTGCTACTGCTGCTACCGGCACGGTGAACGTGAACGTGGAGACTGGTACCGCCTGGTATTACACGTCGAATGCTTCTGCGAACTGGACGTTCAATTTCCGTGGCGATGCGTCTACGTCGCTGGACTCAATCATGACTGTCGGCGATTCGGTGACGGTCGTGTTTCTGGTGACGAACGGTGCGACCGCGTACTATCCGACCGTGTTTCAGGTGGATGGTTCAGCGGTGACCCCGAAGTGGTCTGCTGGTGATGCGCCGGCTGCGGGCAATGCGAGCAGTGTGGACAGCTACCTGTTTACGGTTATCAAGACGGGTGCTGCGACGTTCTCTGTGTTCGGCCAGCAAGTCCAGTTTGCCTGATGCCTGTTGTCACCCTGTTCACGTCGGCTGGCAGGTCGCTCGGTTCGTATGGGCCGGTTGTTCCTGAAGAGGTCGAGTATGTAGTTGTTGCCGGTGGTGGCGGCGGTGGCTCAAACATTTATGGTGGTGGCGGTGGTGGTGGTGCTGGCGGTTACCGGTCGTCGGTGTCTGGCGAGTCGTCTGGTGGCGGCGGGTCTGCCGAGTCTCCGTTGACGATTGTGAAGAACACGTTGTACACGGTCACTGTCGGTAACGGTGGCGGCACGAATGCGAACGGTCAGAACTCGGTGTTGGGTTCGGTGACTTCTATCGGTGGCGGTCGTGGGGCGGCGGAGGGTTACGCGCCGTCTGCGACTGGTGGTAACGGGGCAACTGGTGGTTCTGGTGGTGGTGCTGGTGGCGACGTGTTCGGCTACGGCGTTCCTGGCGAGTCGGCGCATTCTGGTGGTGCCGGTGTTTCCGGTCAGGGTTATGCCGGTGGAGGTTCGGGTGTGATTGCGGTGGGTACCGCCGATTCTGGTGGCGGCGGCGGCGCTTCTGCTGTCGGCCTGCCAGGTAACGACTATGGGCCTATCGGTACGGGTGCTACCGGTGGTGCCGGTGTGACTTCGAGCATTACTGGTTCTGCGGTTGTTCGGGCGCATGGCGGTAATGGTCGTAGCGCACGGCATAGCACTACGTCGAATGTGAGCGCGTCAAACATTGGTGAGGGTGGCGATTACAACCGTGCCGGAGGGTCAGGCATTGTGATCATCCGATATGACAAGAAACGGAAGAACCCTGAGATTGGTGCAGGGTTGACGTACTCGTTGAACATTGTGGGCGATTACACTGTGATCCAGTTCACTGCCGGTAGCGACACGATTAGTTGGTGATGTGATGCGTCCGTACACCGGCTTTGATTTCAACGCCACCAACAAACGTGCCGGCCTTGAAGCCCTCGTTGATCTACTCGAAAAGCATTTCGGGGTGTGGAACAACGGCACTTACGGTATCCGCACCAAACGAGGCAAAACATCATCGTCCGTACACGGCACCGGACGAGCCGCCGACCTGTCGTGGCGTGGCGCACCATACAAAGGAGCCGGTAACTATCTTGAAGCGGTCCGCCTCATGGACTTCCTTGTCCAACACGCCGACATACTTCACATCGAAGCCATCTTTGACTATTACCCCCGACCCTACGGCAGAGGATGGCGGTGCGACCGTGGCACATGGACGAACTACAGCAGCCGCGCTTTCAGCGGCAGCCCTGGCGGCGACTGGATTCACTTGGAAATTGCGCCGTCGCACTGCGACGATGCCGCGTACTACCGGCGGACGTTTGCTGGTTTACTCGCTCCCCCCGACACCTTCACCCCCGAACCCATCAACCTCACCGGAGACTTCGACATGAAACTTGTGAACCCTCCTGCACGTTTATATGACTCTCGGACCGGTGGCGGCCCGTTTGCTGCTGGCGAAACCCGCAAGATTCGTATCATGGACACTTCGGCAGTGTTCGTGAACATCACGGTGATCGCTAAAGAGGACGGCTATCTGACGGCGTGGGCTGATGGTGCGCCGCAGCCGAACGTGTCAAACGTGAATTTCAAGGCTGGGGACGTGGTGTGTAACACGAACTGGGTGCCTGTACAGAATTCTCATGTTGCTGTCTTCTGTTCAGGTGCGGCAGATGTCATAATTGACGCGCAAGCTTCTGCGTAATCGAGGTTGATTATGGTCACTACTGTCACGAAACGTTTGGTCGCCACGTTTGTTGCGGCATCTATCCCGAACGTGCTGGTCGGCACCCTTGTTGATGTTGCCGTGTGGAAGGCTGCGGCGATGGCTGGTGCTGTCGCTGTGCTTGGCGTGTTGCAGTCTTTGGCTGAGTCGTATGCGGACGGCAAGTTGACGTTCGACGAAATCGAAGACGCTTTCAAGCAGCAGTGAATCATGCCGACGTGGGCCGCTGTACTGATCGCCGTGGTGGCTCCGGGTGGTATCATCGTCTCTCTGCTTGAACGGGTCCGACGTGAAAATAATCGTGATCATGCGAACAATTCGGAGTTGTTGAAACAGATTGACGGCAAGGTTGACAAGATTGACTCCCGTCTCGACAGCCATATTGATTGGCACGCACACAACGACTGACTTGCCTCCATCGTGGAGGGGTGGGAGAACTAGTGGACCGAGCAATGATCCTTGACCTTCGTGCATTTCTGACTAGAGTGGTACCCCGAGGACCGATTGAGGCTGACCGTTTGGCTTCAATCATGCACCGATTGGAGGGGTATGGGACTCGCACAGGCATTACAGGACATACCGGAACCGAAACCGAATCTTCGATGCAAGATCGCCTTACTGCGTAGCGAGCTGTCTGGCGACGATCTTGCAGCCTTTGAAACCGCTTTGGAGGCGGTTGCTTCAATGCCGCGTGAGGCCCGTATGGGACGTACGAATGGTGCTACCGCCACCTGGCTAGCGAATGTTCTGACTGCGAACGGGCATCCGGTCAAAGACGGAACTATCCAGCGGCATCTGCGAAAGGATTGTTCCTGTGAGTCTCGCTGACGACATCAAGAACGGTCCGCCCCCGTCAAAGAAAGATGTGTTGGGCAAGATCGCCCACCTGCTTGAACGGAACGGGATCGACGTTGAAGAGGTGGGGAAGATCACCCGTGTCAACGTGTGGCAGGGCTTCTACAAGGATGATGAGGGGGAGGCGCACACTGTCGATATGGCAGGGTTGTCGTTCTCGCCGGCTTGGGAGGACGGACCGGAATGGAATCCGGTCAATCAGGGTCCGCCCGTCAAATGCTCTGTAAGGCCCCTGAAAGGCGTTGTACGGCCCGAAGGGTACCGGACTGCTGTCATTGTGCCTGACGCCCAGATCGGGTATTACAGAAGCACTGAGGGTGAGCTTGTTCCGACGCATGACGAGAAGGCAATCGAGTTGTGCCTGTCTGTGATGCGTGAGGTGAACCCTGATCTGGTGGTGTGTGTCGGGGACAACTTTGACGGCCCCGAGTTCGGCAAGTACCGCCTGTCTCCTGCGTTTGCTTTGACTACGCAGGCTTCCATTGACCGTTGCACCACGTTCGCTGCCGAGTTACGAGCCTGCGCCCCGAACGCCGACATCATTTGGCTCGCCGGAAACCATGAGGAAAGGCTGGTGAACTATGTACTCGATAACGCGAAAGCTGCGTTCGGCATCAAAAAGGGTAATGATCCGAGCGGTTGGCCTGTTCTTTCTATTCCTTACCTCTGTCGTTTCGACGACAGTGGGGTTGAGTATTTGGCTGGCTACCCGGCATCCGTTTATTGGGTCAACCAGAAACTCCAAGTCATCCACGGAACCAAAGTCCGATCCAACGGGTCAACAGCCCACGCCTACCTGTCCGACAGCAAAGTTTCCGTGGTTTACGGTCACATCCACCGTCGGGAATGGGCGGAGAAAACGAGACAGGACTGGGATGGAGCCAAAACTGTTATGGCCGCATCCCCTGGCACGCTCGCAAGAACGGACGGAGCAGTTCCTTCGACACGGGGCGGCATCGACTTGGACGGACGCCCGCTTTCAGTGGTGGAAGACTGGCAACAAGGGTTCGCAGTAATCACTTATGAAGAAGGCGACGGCCAGTTCTGGTATGAGCAGATCCCGATCCACCAGAACCAGTGCATGTGGAGAGGTAAACTGTACGAAGCATGAAGTCCGTAGCCCTCCGCATCCTCGCCGTGTTCGCCTATTCAGCGATGGCTGTCATCGGTGGCTCTGCGATTGTCGGAGGTATCCCCGTGTGGAAGGCGGCGGTGCTGGCCGGTATCTCTGCGACCGCGCATGTCGTGGAGAAACTGGCTCGCGCCTACGCCGACGACGGGGTGATCACTAAAGAAGAACTCGACGCCGCATTCCAAACCAACGCGCCACAGGAGAACCGTGAAAGAACTGTACGAGTGCGATAACTGTGGGGAAGTCTGGACCGCCCGTGAAGGTCGGCGTTGTCCATCTTGCGGTGGACACGGACACCCGACTGATGGGTGAGGTCTACGACGAAACCGACAAGACATGGCCGATGGTTGTCGTCCAATGGCGGGACACGCACAGCGCACCCGGCACTTGGGTGATGACCGAAGACTACGAGCCGGAGGAAGTGCTACCGATTTCGGTGGGTTGGGTGTGGCCGAAGAAGAAGGAAGGCTTCCTGACGTTGGTCGGTACCGTGGTGAACACCGCTGAGGAACCGGAGATGGTGTCGGACGTGAACCACATCCCGTTGGAGAACATCATCCGCATGTTCAGCCTCGCCACTCATCTGCCTGTCAACTGGTTTGATGAAGATTTGACTTGACGACTGTCACACCCCTGACGTAAAGTCGCGTTCAACTCAACTAGGAGGTACCAATGAGTAGAACAACCGTCCCCAAACCGCCCCACGGCAGCCTCGAATGGCTCCGCATCCGTCACCGTGACGAGGTCGGCCTGCCAGTCGTGTCCGCATCCGAAGCAGCAGCGGTTCACGGGATGCACAGGTTCAAGTCGAAGTATGGGCTGGCAATGGAGAAGATTGCTGCTGAACCTGAGGTCACCGAAACGACCCGTGCGATGGATCGAGGCAACCGGCTGGAACCAGTGATCATTGACTGGGCGTCCGACGACCTCGGTATTGACTTGGTGTCACCCGATCTGATGTACCAGTATCAGGGCGGTTTCGCTTCGATGGTTGCCACGTTGGACGCGATCAACGCCATCGGCCCTGCCGCTCACCCTGAGATTGTTGTTGAAATCAAGACGTACAACAGGGAATGGTCGCCCGCGAACATGCCTCCGTACTGGTGGTTTCAAGGTGTTCACCAGGCGGTTTGCGCTGGGGTTGACGTGATTCATTGGGCGATCTTCGACAGCACCCTCGATCTGCACATCCATGAGCAGCACGTTGACGAAGATGACAAAGAATTGCATATTGCCGCTGTTGGAGAGTTTTGCAAACAAGTGTCTGTCGGTGTCATCCCCGAGGATTGGCAGGCAACCTACGCCGAGGTCGCAGCACACGCCCCGAAGAACGACGGTGCCATCGAGCTTGACGACCACATCCAACTGATCGACTCGTTGCGTGAGGTGCAGGCCGAGAAGAAAGAACTTACGGACCGTGAGGACGAACTCAAGGCGCAGCTCGGTATCGTGCTCGACGGTCGTGAGTCAGGAACCATCGACGGCAGGGAGGTTGTCACTTGGAAGCACAGATCGCGGACCTCGTTCGACGCCAAGCGATTCGCAGCGGAGCAACCCGACCTTCATCACCAATATCAGACCAGTTCCAGCTATCGCGTAATGAACATCAAAGGAGGAAGCAAGTGAGTAACAACGACAAGTTGTCTCAGATTGTCAAGGATCATGCGGTCCCTGACCCGGCAATGGTTGGCAAGCTGCCCCGTGGCGGCACCCAACTTGACTACGTCGGGCACGCAGAGGTCACCAAGATTCTGTTGGAAGTCGACCCGTTGTGGACGTTGGAACCTGTCGCGTTTGATGAGGCAGGGTTGCCGGCCCGCGAGAAGGTGGGCACCATGATCCAGGCAGGGTTCTGGATGACCGTGCTCGGACACCGCCGTTACTGCGTCGGCTCGGTCGAGGACCGCAAGGTGGATGTCGGCAAAGAGTTGGTATCCGATGCGATACGTAACGGTGCGATGCGGTTCGGTATCGCCCTGTCACTGTGGTCGAAGGAAGAGTGGGGTGACCAGCCCGCCAAACCAGTCAAGAAGGCAGCAGCGAAGAAGGCCCCACAATCCCCTGAGAGGCCCCCAGAAGCCCCTCAGAGCGACGCAAACCTCGGAGACACCCTGATCTCCCCCGAACTCCACGGCAAGTTCACAGCGGCTTGCATGGATAAGAAGATTGACCCGGTCACCGTCGCCAAACGAGCCGGTGTCGACTACACGCAAGTAACCGTCAACGACATGGACAAGCTCCGTGCCACCTTCAAGGAGATGACAAGCAAGTGAACACCATCACAGTAATCGGCAACGTCGGACGCGACCCCGAACTCAGGTACGCCAACTCCGGTACCGCCGTACTGAAGTTCTCGGTCGCAGACAACTACGGCCGGGACGACAACAAGAAGACCAGCTGGCACAACGTCACCGTGTTCGGTGAGATGGCAGAGAACGTCGGCGCGGTGCTCAGCAAGGGGCAGCGTGTCATCGTGATCGGCCGCAACGAAGAGTCCGAGTACACCACCCGTGAAGGCGAAACGAAGAAGAAGTGGCAGATCATCGCCGACGACGTGGCACTCAGCCTCCGTTGGGCATCCGGCATGACCGATCTGCCGTCACCGACCAGCCCAAAGGAACTACCCGAAGACCCGTTCTGACATGAAACCGTCACAAAAGGTAGAATGGTGGTGCCGCGACTGCGGACAAACACTCACCACCCATCGCCCGATCATCGGGCCACCGATGCACAAATGTGGCGCCCGCCACAAACCAGTACCGATGGAGGCCCGAGATGAGCCGCAACAAACAAAAGGGAACCAGCTTCGAAACGCTCGTCGCTGACTTCCTCACCGACAACGGATTCCCATACGCAGAACGCCGCGCCCTCGCCGGCATCAACGACAAAGGCGACATCACCGGCACACCCGGCCTCGTCTGGGAATGCAAAAACCACAAGACCATGAACCTGGCAGGCTGGCTCGACGAAACCATGATCGAAACAGCCAACGCCAAAGCCGACTACGGGATACTCGTCGCCAAACGCAGAGGACGAGGCAACCCCGCTGAACAGTACGCAGTCATGCCGCTCGGCATGATGGTCGCACTGCTCAAAGCCGCCGGCTACTAGGAGGAACAATGAAACTGTTGGCAATGTTGCCATTGCTATTTGGCATACCCATGTGCGAATCGGCAGACACCGACACCCGCTGCCGCGCACTCATCCCCGCCGCCATCGCCGCCGGGTTCGCGCCTGCCGATTTGGACACCGTCATCGAGATCGCCTACCGTGAATCCCGATGCACATGGAACGCCGTCTCGGACACCCGTGATTTCGGGGCCATGCAGATCAACGCAAAAACGTGGGAGGAAACATGGGAGGAGATGGGGTTGAACCGGACAACGATTCTTGACCCGTACAGCAACATGGTGATGGCGAAGCACATCGCTGACCGTGCTGGCGCATACGGCTGCAAGTGGCGGCCGTGGTATATGTCCGGCGACTACTGCGATTAGGAGGAACAATGAAACGAGACGAACTACTTGGCGAACTGAAGGCCGCACACCGTGCCCGTGTCTTAGCATCGGGCGACGGCGCAACCGTGTACAGCGAGGCAGCCAACGAAATCCAGCACCTTCTCGTCTACATCGAACAGTTGAAATCAGACAAGCACTGGCTCAACGAACGACTGCTCAATGCCCAAACAGACATCCAACTGTTAGAAGCACGGGCACGACGCAATGACTGACATGACCTTCGAAGAATGGCTCACCTACGGCATGGACCGACACTGGATCGGCCCACCAGTCTGCGACACCTGCGACGGCGTACCAATGAGCGCCGACGAAGAACTCGACTGGGTGCGCGGCAACGAACCATGCATCTACATACTTCGCCTCTACGCAGACCTGGAAGAACGACGAGCTGTCGAATCAAACCACGATGCATCACGATGGCGGCAACACCGGTGACAGCATGGTACGAACAAGCAGCATGCCGAGGACAAGACATCAACCTATTCTTCGCACAAAGCAAACACGGCGAATCACGGCCCATGCGGCTCGCCCTCTCATTCTGCAACGGCGACAACGACAAAGACGTATGCCCAGTGCGTGAAGAATGCCTCGAATTCGCCATGCAGTTTTCCCAGGAGTACGACATGTACGGCATCTACGGAGGGCTCACCGGGGCACAACGCCGAAGGCTACGACGTGGCGACCTCCGCCCCTACAAGCAGCGAGGCCCACAACGACAAGTGATTACAGGATTCGATGATTTGGAGGGTGACATCGAACGCGAAGGGTAACGTCGAGCGCGATTACCACTATCTGCAAGGTCGGGGGCCGGCCGTCGAACTGGTGTTCGTCGAACACATGTTCGATTGTACGGACAAACTAGTTGTTTGTGCAAACAAATAATTTGGGGATAAACAACGGGCCCGGCGACCGTAGCCACCGGGCCCGCGTTGGGGGATAATCTAGCGCGCCGCTACCGGCGCCGTGTCTGCCATAGCTCCCGCGCGAGGCGGTAGGCGTGCACGCCTACAATGGGCCCGCCCACTAGAACCGTGACGGCGACATAGTCCCGGCCCGTTATAGGTGCCACCCGTCCGCCGACTGGCATGATAGCGCCGAAGCTAATAAGGGGCCCGCCGCGCGTCATGATCGCCGCCCCCGCGGGCCGTGCCGCCGGGGGCCGCGTCGGC